AAACCACATGCCAGCAACCGGGGTCGGCAGGATATAGACAACGCCCGCAGCGGAGTCGAACAGGCAGAGGGCGCCTGATTCCTTGGGAACCAAGGTGCGGGTTGCAACGCCATCGCTGATGATCTGGCGTGCCGCTGCCCGGTGCATGGACAGGGCGGGGCCGCCGTAGCTGAGCTGTTCGTAGTTCTGAAGGGTATTGGATGCCATGACTTTGTTTCCTTTGATTGAGAGAAAAGAAAGGGGCCGTTAGGCCCCTTGCTTCGTTACGAGGTAATGCGGCAGGCCCATTCGGGTCGCAGTGCAGCGAACCCATACAGGATGTCGATACGCATGAGCAGTTCATCGTTGCGGATGTCCGAGTCCTGCCATACGCGCAGACTCAAACCGTCCTGCACGCGCCGAACGCACTTCTCGGAACTGGACATCAGCGGCAAATCGGCGGTGACAAACTGGAACGCCTCCTTGTGGTACATGAGGTTTTGCACATACGAGGTGGACGCCGCGCCGACGAAGGTCACAGTTGCGCTGTTGAACGTGCCGACAGTGACGGCGCCCCCGGTTGAGGTCACGACGTTCTTTCGTGGGCCAGACCAATACATGATCGGACTGACGGTCGTGGAGGTCGCGCCGACTGCGGTGATCGTGAACTGTTGCAGGGACGAATAAGCCGCCTTGGTTTCCGGGTGGCAGGCATACACGCCGGCCACGGTGAACACCTGACCGACGCTCTGCGCAGCCACGGCAACGGTGGTGTGCATGTCCAGAGTGCTGCCGCCGTCCGTCGCCAACGAGGCCGCGTCCAATGTTCCGGTCACGTCATTGCCGTTGGTCAGCGTCCACATGCGGTCGTTCTCGTACCAGTCGGCCATCGCGGTGCGACCGATCAAACCTTCGCGGTACTGTTCCTTGATCTGGCCGGAGTCCTGAAACAGACCTTTCAGGCCATTGACCATGCCGCCCATCGTCACCGAATCGCACTGGATGAAGCGATTGCCGTCCTTGGGCGCGAGGTACTGATTCAACTTGGCGCGAGCAGAGCCGACAGCGACCAGATCAGTGGGCGGGGTGCCCGCTGTACCGGCCACGTTGTAGGTTGCCTTGGTCATCGCGGCGATGTAGTCGGATTCGATGCCGGACACCAGCACCGACATGGCAGGCTCGATGTAACGCTTGCTGATCTCGTCAATCGACAGCGCCAGTTCGGCACTGTTGAAACGCATATCGACGTGATCCTGCGTGGCGACGGTGATCGACTGCGTGATCTCGGCCTGATCCTGCACGTCCATGACGCGCGAGCCTGTGGTGCGGCTGTACTGGTTGGGTTTGCGGACGCGCAGAGCCGAGCCGATTTTTGCGCCGACGTTTGCGTAGGAATCGTCGTACTGACGGTCGGTGGTGCCGATGAACTGGCATTTTTCGTGGGCGATGCGCAGAGCTTCGCGCGTCACCATATCAATGGTTACGAGAGAGTTAGCCACGTTGAAATTTCCGTCCTTGGAATGGGTTTATCCGCGTTGCGCAATTTGTCTGCGCCGCCATGCCGAAAATTCGGCATCGCTCATGCGGTCGGGGTCTTTGGATGAATGAGATCCGCCGCCCACGGTGGGAACCGGGTTAGGCGCATTCGTGACGGGTTTGGGCTTGGGCGCGGAGACTTGCGCTTCGAGTCGTCCGATTTGCACAGCGGCAAGATGGGGCGGCAACCGCGCGAGGCGGTCGGCTTCATCCAGATGTTGGCTCAGGTAATGCGTGACCTGCGGCCCGTATTCGCTCGATGCGATGGCATCCACGACTGCGGGGTGGTAGTTCACGACCCGATCAAGGGCAGCAACGTCATCGTTGAACGTCGGCGCGGTCTTGCTGTATTCCTGTGCGCGTTCGGCGTAGGCCCGAAAGACTTGCTGTTGAGTGTGCTGCACTTCGCGACTCTGAAACTCCTGACGGGCGGCGTTCCTTGCGTGGTCGGCTACAGCGCGGCCCCATTTGCCGAGGTCGAATTGAAAGTCTTCCAGCTTCGGAACATCCGCGCTCTGCGCTTGCGGTGCTGGCTGGTTGGCTCGCGCCTGTTCCAGCTCATGCCGCAGCGCATCGCGTTCCCGCTCTGCTTCGCGTCTTGCCCGTGTAATCTCGTTGACGCGCTCTTGCGGTACGAACTTCCCCTTTTCATCGCGGGGCTGTTCTGCCTTTGGCGTCTCCGGTTGCTCGGTGGTCGCTTCCGAACCTGCTTCTGCCTTGACTTCTACTTCAGGCACGACCTCAGCGCCCGTCTGGGCGATCTCTTCCTCATTCATTGCGCGTCATCCTTGACGAAAGGCCCTGCGTCCGGCAGGTACGGTTAGTGCGCGCCCGAAGGCGAATCAATGCATCAGCAGGAACATGATTTCCTCGTCCTGCCGCCTGATGTAGTCCTTGCGCCACTTGGCAACGATCAGTTGCGCGGCGCGTGCTATCTCTGCGTCTTGCTGTGCGGCCAGTGCGCTAAAATCGGCCTCTAGATTCGGGCGATACTTCGCCACCAGCGCGTCGAGCTTTTCAAGCGCGTTGTTCTGCTGCGCTTCTGGCAATGCCTCAATCAGCGGCTCTGCAAGGTCTTCTGTGGCCGAAAGCAGAGCGTCATCTTCATGCCTGAGCCGACGCCGACGCCCGCGCGCCTCGCGCTGTGTTTCATACCAGACGCCGAAACCCCCGCTTGGTGGCGTGGGTAGTGGCGTGTTCTGCCATAACAGACTGCCGCTCCATAGCAGCCCGATCAGCATGGCTCAGCCCTTATGCGAAGTCCGCAGAAAGCGCCAGCACGATCACATCGGCTGATGCGATCTGCTTTCCGCCGAACGAAGCCGTTAGTTTCGCGCCCATGTTTTCGCCACCGGCAATCGCCGTGATCTTGCACTGGTAGTTGTTGGCCACTGGCGCAACCGTGAAGACAGCCGTATTGCTGGACGCATAGAGAACTGGGCTTGCGCCGACGATGGATTGCCCGGACGCATCCAGCGTGACTGTGCGCACTTCAAGGGGCCTGAGGGTGTAGAGCATCAATTACTGCCAGTAGGTGATGAACACGTCCTGCGTGCCCGCAGTGGTTCCGCCCGTGATGATGTCGATGCCGCTGGTCATCAGGATCGGTTCTGGAAACTGGATGTAGGTGTTGCCAACCGCTATCGCAGCGCCCGCTGTATAAAGCGTTTTGGGCGTGCCTTCCTTGTTAACAATGGTCAGCGTCTGTGACGTTCCAGCGCCAGTGACGCAGATAGCAATCGCTGAGACGTAGCACGTCGCCGCCGTGGGGGTCGTCGTGGTCTTGGTCGTGATGTGGCTGGCCGAGTAATTCGGTGCAAGACCTGTCGATCCGGTGCGCTTGCGCGGCATCACGTCCTGGACGCCGGTCACGGAGGCAACCGTGGTGCTGCCGTTGACCTGGGCAACATTGACCGACTGATTGGCCGGAAGAGCAACCGAGTCTGGCGTTACCAGCAACTTGTTCGTGAGCGCAGGTTGGTCCGTCGCCAGCACAACGCGCAACGTTCCAGCGGACTTGTTGCCGCTGTTGGTGTCGGTTGTTGTGCCGTTCAACTGCGCGGTGTTGATGCTGAACGTGTCCACGCCGGTCGCAACGATCTGCGCGCCGCGTGCAGTTCCTTGCAACGACACAGCCTGCCCTGCTGCCCATGTGGGCTGCGTCGTGTTGAAGACCGCGCCAACCTGCACGGGATTGCCGCCAGCGGCTGCGCCAGCCGCCGTGACGCCCTGCACTTGGGACTGCAAGTTGGCCGCCGTGCCTTGCGAAACCGTCACGCCGCCGGAGGTGATTCCGACATTTCCTGCGATGCGCAGGTTGCCGGACGTATCCATCGTGAGCGGGGATGTTTGGGCGTTCGTGTAGGACGGCGGACTGGTCGTCACAGCCGCCTGCGCCAATTCGCCCTTCTGCCCGCTCGTGGTCGAACCCTGCGCGACCTGTAGGCCGGTGACACTGGCATCCAGAGCGAGCGCGGATGTGTTGAGGTTCGTCCCCGCGTTGGCCTGAACCGCATTCGTTGTTCCCGGTGTGGTCTGGTCAATGCCAACCTTGCCGATGAGTGCAGAGCCAGCAACGAGTGCCGGCAGCGTCGTGATGGTGCCGATGTTCCATGTTCCCGACTGCGCTACAGGCTGCGCATTTGTGAGCGCAGGCTGATCTGTCGCAATCACAACGCGGATGGTGCCTGCGGATTTCAGCCCGGAATTAACATCGGCAACCGTGCCTGCAATCTGCGCAATGTTGGTCGAGGCGTTGGCTGGCGGCGTGGTGACGACAGTACCGCCCTCAGACAGCGGCGTGATGTCGGTTCCGGAAGGCGTGGTCAGGATGTTGCGCGGGTATTTTATGCCGCCAATGTCTTTGGTAGCGAATACATCACCGCCAGTACCTACGTTGGCAGTCGTGTTATCGCTCATTCCTGCTGCGCTCCGATGATGTCCCCGCCCGCATTACGCAGGACGGTCGTTTTCTTAGGCTTGGCCAATTGCCGCAAAATGGCGTTGGTGTGTTCGGCGTGTTGTGTCATCGCGGCCATGTGCCCGGCCAGAATGTTTGGCGTCTGATCGGGTTGTGGCGGCTCAATCGCCTCGCCCGTGTATGGATGGAACTTCAGCGGCAATGACGCGGCGGCTGGCGATGCCTGCGGGGCTGCGTTTGCTAGGGGCTGCGCGACGCCAGGTTGCGGCTCGCCGTCGTTGCCCTGCTGGATTTCGCGATCAAGCGCGGCGGCGGCGTCTGCGCGAGCCTGTTCGGCGTGCATGTCTTTCTGCAACACCAGCAGGCGTTCGGTGTGCGCCTTGTACCAGTCGATCTGCTTCTGCTCGGCGTCGATCTCTAGCTGCTTGGCGTCGATGCCTGCCTGATGTGCGGCAATCTGCTGCTTGAGGATCGAATCATCCTTGCTGCTCGCCTTGGCCTGCAACTTCTGCATTTCCTGCTGCATCTCGGCAATGTGCTGCTGCGCCATCTGCCCCTGCTGCTGCATCGCCTGCTGCAACTGGATGACCTCGGGAGGCTGATCCTTGCCGGCCTGTAGCTGCTGCTGGATCGGCGGCGGCAGCATCATCTTGATCCGCTCGCCCACTTCCTCGGCCTTCGGGAAGTCCATAGCGCTCACCACCAGATCACCGGCAATCTGCATCAGTGCCGGGTTCTGCTGGAACATCTGCATCATCGTGTCCACGAACTCGGCGCGCTGCGTGCTGTAGCTCGGCCCGGTCGATACCGTCACGTCGTATTTGCCGGCCGACAAGTCGTTGACTGTCACCGTCTGGCCGGTGCGATTATCTTGCTCTTGCTCGTACAGCTTGATCCAATCCTCGCCGCCGTCCTTACCGAGAATGCGAACCACGCGCGGCGTGTCGTACACCTTCGGCAGCATTTGCAGGATGATCTCGCCCGTAGCACAGATGCCGATGGCCAGCGCATCCTGATAGTCGAACGTTGCCACATCTCCCTCGCGTTGCCTTGCGAGGATCGCCTTGCCGCTGGTCGCGTTGGTCTGCTTGCCCTGCGATTCGTCGTAGATGCCGTCCGATGCCTTGAGCATATCGGTAGCGATCTGCGCCATCTCGACAAAGGCGCTCGCGATTTGCGGCGGCGGGAGTCGTATCGGGCCACCCGGCACTAGCGGGTCGGGCGTATATGGCAGATATTGGGTATCGAGTGAGTTGGCCTTATCCCATGCCTCTTTGACGCCCTTGCCTTCCATCATCTTGGGCGTAACCAAATAAGGCGCTTTGGGCTGCTTGGCCAGCACCTCGGTCGCAGTCGTGAGGTTGTAGTTCAGCAGCTTCTGGGAATCGCGGCTGTGCCGCACCATGCCGCACCATGTCCATTTGCCGTCGACGAAGTGCAGGTTCGCGTACACCGGCACAATGCCGATGCGATCTGCCGGGAAGTCTGCCGGCCCTTCGATTTCTTCCTTGCCAGCGACGATGGATACGACGACCTTGAATGTATCGCCCTTGCGCTCGCGGACACAGCTTATGCCCTGCTGTTCTTCCTCGGCCTGAATCTCGGCCCATTGTTCACCGTCAATCGAGCGCCCATCGGATAACAGGCAGATCGCCTTGGTGATGGGCTCCTTGCGCCAGTATTCGGCAATGCGGATGGCGTCCCCGCCGTACCAGCGATCCATGCCAGACTGCTGCGCGTCCTCAAAGTTCACCGCCTCAGCGCCTGGATAGCGGCGCTTGAACGCGGCGCGGCTCATTGATTCCTCGACGAAGCAATACATGGCGTCGGACTTGTCGCGCTTCTTGGCGTCAGGGTCGAACCAGACCGACGTTAACGGATCGGTAATTTCCTCGATCACCACGTCCTGATCGAATCCGCTGTCCGTATTGTATTGGGTCTTGACCCGCCACGCACCAAAGCCTGCGGCGGACAGCAACTCAAACGCGGAATCGTAAGCGAACGCTGCATTACTGACCGACTCGATATTGCGGATCAGCCCCTGCCGAAGCTCAGCGCCCTTGGCATCCTCATCGCCGACCGCGCGCACCTTGATCGACGGGCGCGCCTGCTTCTGATCGTTCACCACTTGCCGCCAATGGCTGCGAAGGATGGGAAACTCGTAGCACGGACGCCCGCGCCGGTTTTTCTTATGCGCCTCATCCCACTGGCATCCGGGAACCGTCAGGAAACGCAGGTCATCAATGGCTGGCAAGCGGTTTGGCTGGTCTGCCTCGGTCGCGCGGTCGTACCTATCGCGCATCTCCTGCATCGGATCATCGGTGGAGTCGGGGGCATCCTTGCCCCGTGTTTTCTTAGTCAATTAAGACGACTCCATAAATGGTCACGTCAAGACGATCCCGTGAGGGCCGCGTATCTCGTGAAGGTGTGCTGCAATCGACCGGCGTGTCATTGATGGCCGGCAGAAGAAACTGATCCTGGTGTTTGCTGAATCACGCACCTCCCAGACGTATTCCCCCGTCCGTGAGTGGTAATAACGCTTGAGCCGCCTACCGTCGCGCGCAAAGGGCGCGATCGTTGACACGTGCAGGTCAGCTTTTGTCCCTTGGCCCATAATTTTCATGTCATGCGAACTCCGATGCGAAGACAGTTGCGCTGAAGTCGATGTCGCTGTCCTGCTCGGCTATGCTGGAGGCCAGATAGCGGAATGCGTCGGCACCGTGACTTGCCCAGTCATGCACTGGCGCATCCTTGAACTCACCCAATCGCTCGTTGTAGCTGCGCCGATAATTGCTCAGCGCGTCCAAGCCCTCGCGGCAAGCAGACTCGTCGAACCAGCACCGCGCGAACAATACGCGGGCCGCGTTGATGCCCGTCTCAACGTCCATGCGCGGCACGATGACCGGATGCACGTTCTGCGCGGCCATCATGTCCACGATGGATTTGCCCGTGCCAAGCTCGCGCCCTGCGGCGTCGTGCGGGACATAGTGCTTGCCATATGCCCACGGCTTGGACGCCAGTACGCTCAGGTAATGCGTGATCGGCTGGCCGCTGTTCTCGTAATAGTCGATCAGATGAATCTCTGACCGCACCACCTGATAGAACCAGATAGCCGTCGCGTCACCGATGCCCAAGTCCCACGCGGTATGCACCAGCGCAGCACCGTCATACGGCACGCGGCCGATGCGCGACTGATCGCGCGCTAAGGCCAACTCCTTCGCGTAGATCGCACCCAGCGCCGGAACATCGAACGCGCACTCAAACTCCTGCGCGTACTGCTCGGCGGTCATGTGCTTGGCCGCGTCATCCAGCTCAGACTGCTCAATCAGCTTCGTCTCGCTGGCCTTGAGTGTCATGTAGAGCCAGTCGCCAGCATCACGCGCCGTCTCGGCGATGGCGTGAAAGTGATTCTTTCCGCGCGGCGTGCCGATGAACACCGCCCAGCCCTTGCGATCTGTCAACAGGGGCCGGATGATCTCGCCCCATACCGTAGGCCGCATGTCGCCGTACTCGTCCAGCACCACGCCATCCAGGTATAGGCCGCGCAAGCTGTCGGGATTGTCAGCGCCATATAGCCGTACCCGCGAGCCGTTGGCTAGCTCAATCTGCAACTCCGACTCACTGACCTTGACCGCAACCTGGCGCGCGTATCGCTTTAGGTAATCCCATGCGATGGCCTTGGCCTGTGCATGGAATGGCGCAATGTATGCATACCGCGCGTTCTGCTTGCTCGTCGCCAGCGCACAGGTCAGCAAGTCAGCAACAGTCGCCACCGTCTTACCAGCCCGACGATGCGCCACGATGCACGCCCAGCGCCTATCTCTCTCGTGGAACGGGAGGAATTGATCGCGCGGGCTGAAATCCACTCAGGGCTCTAGCGGCGGCTTCGGCAAGGGCCAGTTAATAGTTGCGTTCAGGCTCGCGTCGACCGCAACCGACTGCGCGGGCTTGCCGTCGAAACGGTTGGCAACCTCTTGGATCGCCTGCCAGTCTCCGCGCAGCGCCTTGTCCACAACTAGCGTCGCTAGCGCCTCAAGTGCTTGGCGTTGGACGCACTCTTTACGCAATGCGTCGAACCATGCCTTGCCCTTCGCAGCGTTTCGGCTCCCGAGTGGCGCGCCCATTTAACTTAACC